TTATTCGTAAGATGCTGCTTAGTCCGAATGCCCTTTCTTTTGTCACAGGTATCCTGTACTCTAAGAAAGCGGCTCCCCGGGCGAGTAAGTCAGATCTTGCCGCTGCTAAGGTTAAGGCTTATAAGGCTCTCACTATCCCTCATGCCATTCCGCCCTCTGAGATCTTCTCGGGTGATTCGACGGTGCATTTGCTTGACTTTAAACAACAGATCCATAGGACCTGTGTCGAGCTCTGCCGTCCTGATCGTTCAGGTAAGGTCCCTAAGGTTACGGAGTCCGTTCTCCACCATCCATATGCCCCTTCCATTAAAGCTAATTATCACTTTAAACGTGAAGATTTGGGGACTTTGGCGTCTCTGTCAGACTTTGTCGCTGAGCCGGATTATGATGATACGGTAGATTACCGCTTTCAATCACATATCAATCCAAAGATGGTTGTGGACCCTCGCCGAGGTGTCCTGGAGTATCGTGACGCTGTTGAAGTGGCACATAGTGATGATGATTTCATCGATAATGGTGATGATCAGGTTAAAGTCTCACAGAATGAGACAATCCCTCTTGCAGTTAATTCTGGTTGGTCTGATAAATTTAAGGCCTACTATAAGTCTGTGTATGAGGCGGTGAGGAGGAGGGCTCGGGGGCAGGACTTTCCAGTCTCCCTCGTAGCTTTGGCCGAAGCCCTGAAGATCCGTGTGATTTCTAAGGGCCCCGGTCTCAAATACTTCCTTCTCAAGCCATTACAGAAGTATCTCTCCAAGTTGCTTGGTAGATTCCAATGTTTTCGGCTCACTCGGCAAACTGTCTCCGCCGGGTTTCTTAATAAGTTCTTTTCTTCTCGTCCAGCCCCTCAATGGGATGTCTCTGACATCTGGCACTCTCTCGACTATGAGGGTGCCACCGACAATTTGAATCCTACTCTTTCTGAAGCCTGTGTGGAGTCTTTATGTTCGTTGTTGGATGTCCCGGTTGATCTTGCGGCAGACTTTAAGGCTGCACTCACCGGTCACGTTATTGATTATCCTAAGCAATCTCGTCGTAATGATGTAGATACGAAAGAACGCCATTCTCAAGAATGGGGGCAGTTAATGGGCAGTGTTATGTCCTTTATCGTCCTTTGTATTGTTAATATGGCCGCCATACGCCGCTCTTACGAGCTTGCTACTGGCCGTCGCGTTTCTTTGTTTCGTATCCCTGCACTTGTTAATGGTGATGATGGTCTTGTCCGTGCTCCTCCTTGCTTCTATGAAGTTTGGCGTAAGTACGCTGTTGTTGGAGGTCTCATTCCTTCCCTCGGTAAAGTCTACTCTCACCCCACATATGCTAATATCAATTCGACGTCTTATGAATGGAATTTTGAAGACTCAGAATTCTCGCATATACCCTATGTTAATATGGGTCTTATGTGTGGAATGCAGCGTTCAGTTGAAACATCGACGCAGGATGACATCTTTGTCATTGATTCCCGTCATGCTTCTCTTGGG